TTCGAGCTTGCTAAGAGAATCGCGATACTATCGTCCAGGCAGATAGGCAAATCATTCTGGGTTATGGTTTTCGCTTTAGAGTACCTTCTTACCCATCCTCGTTCTATCGTCCGGGTTATAGCTCCCACCAGGGAAAAATGTGAGGAGATCGTGGAGGACAACCTGAACGTAATTCTCCTTGACGCTCCTCCTGGATTTGTTCGCCAGGCCAAGGGCAAGAATCGTTGGAACCTCTACAATGGTTCATCCCTCCGACTCGGTGCCCTTGAACGCCAATACGTTGACAAGAACCGTGGCGGTAACGCCGCAATTATCGTGTACGAGGAGTGCGGCTTTGTCAGTGGTGATGACTTCGATTATGGCGTCAACTCTGTCATTGGGCCTCAACTCATTCGTTCCAAGGGTCACGAGATATTCGTCTCCTCCCCATCTGAACAACCCGACCATCCTTTGCATACTATCATCGCTCCATTATGTGAGAGTAAGGGTACGCTTTTCAATTACATGGTTTTCGAATCACCGTCTATGGACGATACCGCAATAGTGGAAGCGGCGGCGAGAACCGGAACCTACTTCGATATTGCTTTCGTTGTCGAGGTTCGGCGTCGAATGGCAGGGGTTGACAAACTGCTGGGTGCCGAGGTTGCGGTCCTTGCCGCAGAACGAAACATAGTCCTGACTGATGATTTCAAGCGTGAATTCCTAGCAATGATCATCCGGCCCGTCACTCTGATGGTTATCCCAGTGTTTCACGAATCGGATACTATTCAGGATTTCAATGTGCCGTCAGCCTGTAAGTGGCAGATCATAATAGATTGGGGTGGGGTCAGAGATAAGACCGTGGCCCTGCTGATGTCCTACGAATACAACTCTGATACCGATCTGGTGTTTGACGAAATGAAGTGGGATGAGAACACTGGAACCGACGTGATAATGAAAGACCTAAAAGAATCGGACTGGCTCGACCGGATACGTTGGGAGGACGACCCGGTGTGGGCTGACGTTCCTGGGCAGCTTCAAATAGACCTACAGCGTGACCATGATTTCATTGTTCACCTACCACCAAAACAGAACTGGCTGGGATCTGTGAACACGATGGCATCCCGATTTGCTACCCGTAATATCAAAATAAGAAAATGCTGTAAGTTTCTGATAGCAAGTGTTAGAGCCGGCATGTTAAACAAAACCAGAACAGATTTTGAAAGAACTAAGGCCCTTGGACATATGGATGCACTCGCGGCTCTGATGTACGGGATCCGGGTGTTGAATAGAGAAAGTCCTTATCTGGACGGTCGCCACGTAAACAATGTTGATCAGTTTGTTCACCCGGACATTTTGCGCGATCAGCAGAACGAAATGGAGGGCAACATCCTTGGGGGTAAGACGTTCGGAGACGGGCCTAAGCAGTTTGGGAGTTTTAAAAAGAAATGATGACGTTTTTGATACTCTGTTAAGAAGTAGATGAGAGGAGTTAAATTTGGATGCTGAAGGATATATTTTTTTATTGATAGTGTTCTGGGCATGTGTGCTTGTGACCTTTGGGTATTGGTTAGGGTTATAAAAGAAATACAATGAAGCAAAAACATATCAAAATGTGGAAACAATACAAATAAGGAGGGCTATGGCAAAAGAAATCTAGAAACATTGGGTTCCCAGGGACCCCCTTAATTTTTTAAGTTATCCAATCTAGGGACATTTTGGATGGGGTGCTTTCCTGGGCCCTTAAAAACAAATATAGCAGTAACAGGAGGCGCAAGCGTTGAAACCAGAATTCCTAAAAGAACTAGAAAAATTACTAGGCCCGGTTGCAGCCCATGAATTCTATGGCCGGTTCTTTGTGCGCCTGGCTGGGTCTAGAAGTGTTCACACCAGCGATCTGGCTACAGAACAAAGGCGGCGAGCCATCAGACATGCTAGGGCTGATTTCCTTGAACAGATATCAGGGATGATAAATCCATCAGAGGAGGTTAAGTCTGACCGAGTCGAGACCTTCCGATGGGAATTGGTTATACCAAAGGAGTTTGCTAAGAATGGCTAAGATAACGATCTCGCGACTGTTCGAAGTCTCAAAGTACATGGCTACAGATGCAGGAAAGGAACTGGGTGATGCTCTGCAATACCTATCGGAATTTGTGGAAGTAACGATACGCAACCTCCGAAACGGTTTGACATATGCCGATAATTTTAACGCAATCACAAAGGAAGTGGCTGTTCGCCCAAACACCGAGACAGTGGTGCTTGGCAAGGATGAAACCCGGCGTGTAAAGGAAGTTGTTTGTCGTAGGGCTCGCAGCGATCAGTTCTATATAGTTTCCTCATTCGGTTGGAAGTACGCACCCAACGGTGATCTGGTCATATCGGCTGACTTTCTTGACACTGCTCAGGCATCCCCGGCCAGCACGACAGATGTAAAATTGGACTTGCTAATCCACTTCGGTTAAACTACCAATAATTCCAGCTAATCATTTTTACATAACCTCCACCCGATAAGGACGAGGAACCAAATATGGACGAACTGGAATCAGATTCTGGTTCTGTGTCTGAGGACGTTGATACCTCTACCTCTGAAGAAATTCAGGCCGAGGCATCTGAAACCGAAGAAACAGAAACGGAACAGGAAGCGGTAGACTATTCAGGGACGATGCACAAAATCAAGGTCGATGGTGGGGAGCAGGATGTTTCCTACGAGGACATGGTTAAAAGCACTCAACTGGATAAAGCGTCTTATAAGCGAATGGAGGACGCGAGCAAGCTGCAAAAACAAATGCAGCCCTTGTTGGAAATCCTAAAAGCTGCCAAGGCGGGCGATACTTCAGTCCTAAGAAAACTGGGTATTTCAAAAAAAGCTCTGAGGGAATTCAGCGAACAGGAGTTGCTGGCTGCGATCGAGGAGGACGAACGAACACCCGATGCACAACGGGCGTTTGAACTAGAGGAAAAAAACAAAGCTCTTGAGGTTGAGAAGAAGCGGAATGATCAACGTGAATTCCAGCAGTACCAGAGACACCTTGAACAGCAAGCCGCCACAAAAATCCAGGACGAGCTTGAACACGCATTCAAGGAGCTGGGGATCCCCTTAAAAGGGAACCAGAGGTTAGTCGCCAGGTGTTGTGAGGACAGGATTCTTTATAAAGATAAGCGTCAACAAACAACCATGGTAGAGTCACTTAAAAGAAGTTTGAAAAATCTCGATGATGAATTCAGTGAATACGCTCGTAGGGAATACGAGAAAGATCCTGATTCATTTCTCGGTCGTCTACCCGAAAATATACCGGATGGCATCCGAAAGAGAAGTTTGAAGGAAGTTAGGTCACAGGTCCCAGTGGGCGGTGACGAAGGATTTCAATCAAGGTCTCGTTCGAATGTTTCCAAAGTAGACAAGGACTTTCGTGCCTACATGCAGAAGGAAATGCAATCTCGGCGAGGCTGACACTATTTAAAGTGGAGGTTTCACAATGGGCAGAGGACCAGGCGGATTTCTTAGCACTGCAAAGGGTGGTAAGGTAGTCCATAAAGAAGAATTTCTTTTCAAAATTACGGCAGCTGTAACCCAGCAGGCCATGCCAATAGACGATAGCAGAGCTCTGACCGGTTTTGCTGCCGCCGCTTTCACGCAAGCCATTATTGATGCTCACCTCGGGACATCAAGCGAATTCACAGCCGCACAGTTCGATGCCACAGCCTTGGGCGCAGATGCTCAGGGCTTTATTTTCGATATGGGTAAACAGGTCGATAAACTTGAATACGTTGAGGCTGAATGCCAATCGGGAACAGAGCTATTGACCACTGTTAACCGTCGGGTTGTTCCTGCGGGACTGACCGATTCTACCCTCGATACCGAAGCTGAGCTTGGTGCCGATGGGAATGTTGCTGTCCGCGTTGACTGGGGTAACAGCCCTGACTTCGATGCGTTAACAGCCGGAACAGTGAAAATTACACTCTATTGGAGGGCTAAGTAATGGGTCAGCAAACAAACACCGACGTAGTCGATCTATTTAAAGAGTGTTATGGCGATCACAATGATTTGTTGCCTGATGATAACCATCTGGCGACTCTCATTCCTTTCTCTGAAAAGGGCAAGGTTGGTGAAAACTATAATGAATCAGTAACCCTTACAAACGAATCTGGTTTCACTTTCTCAGATACCACTGACGCGTTTGAATTAAACCCAGCCAGAGCCGGAACTGTAAAGCAAGCCCAGGTTGCTCCTTACATTTCTGTTCTGCCGAGTATCGTGCCTTGGGCCATCATGTCCCGTTCTCAGGGCGGCGGTAAAAAAGCGTTCTTCGATGCTACTAAGCACGTTGTCAAAAACAACCTTGCTTCGCACTTCAGAATGTTGGAAATCATGCGGCTCTATGGTCGGTCTGATAAGATGCTCGGTTATGTATCTTATGCGACCCAGGACTATCGAAACGTTGCCTTTTCATCTGGCACCGGCACCTTGACCCTTAAGGATGGGAGCACCCTAGCTTTCACCAATGGGATCAATGCTGCTGGTAAAAACATTCTATTATCGCCCGGTGATTTCGCCGCTGGCCTTTGGATCGGCTGGGAAGGCATCAAAGTAAACCAGG